CCCGGTTCTCCGGGAGGTGGCGGGACTCCCGGCGGCGGCACTGACGCGCGGCGAGCGGATCATCAACTTCATTGAGCGTTATTGTGTAGTCCCTGAGGGCGAACTTGTCGGGAAGCCGGTTGTGCTGGACGAGTTCCAGAGAGCCTTTGTTCTCTCGATCTATGACAACCCGCACGGAACCGACACGGCCATCCTGTCAATCGCGCGGAAGAACGCAAAGACGGCAACCATCGCATTCCTCGTTTTAGCGCATCTTGTCGGGCCGGAAGCGATCCAGAACAGCCGAATCATATCCGGCGCCATGAGCCGAGACCAGGCCGCCGAGGTCTACAACATCGCAAGCAAGTGCGTGATGCTCTCACAGAGGTTGTCCGGGATCATCCGTACCGTTCCATCGTCAAAGACGCTCATCGGGCTACCAATGAACGTGGAGTATCGCGCTATCTCAGCCGACGCGCACACCGCCCACGGGAAAAGCCCGGTCGTTGCCATACTGGACGAGGTTGGTCAAATACGTGGCCCGCAGAGCGATTTCGTCGACGCGATCACAACCGCCCAAGCTGCCTATGCCGACCCGCTGTTGATCTACATCAGCACCCAGGCGGCAAACGACGCCGATTTTTTCAGTGTCCAGATCGACGACGCCATTTTGCACCGGCCAAAGCGAACCGTTTGCCATGTTTACGCAGCGGCCAAAGACGCCGATTGCCTTGACGAAGAGGCATGGAAAGCGGCAAACCCGGCCCTCGGGAAATTTCGCTCGCTCAAGGATATGCGGAAACAGGCCAAGAAGGCGTCTAGGATGCCATCTTTCGAGTCGACTTTCCGGAATCTAAATCTTAATCAGCGCGTTTCTACCGTCTCGCCGTTCGTCAGCCTGAGTGTCTGGAAATCCTGCGGTGGCGCCCCGTTGCCGTTGACCAGCCTCACCAACCTGCGCGGCGGTCTTGACCTTTCCTCACGTGCTGACCTGACATCCCTTGTTGTCGTCGGCGATGGCCCGGACGGAAAAACCCATGTTCATCCGTTCTTCTGGACGCCGGAAATCGGTTTGGTAGATCGGGCAAAGCGAGACCGATCACCTTATGATGTTTGGGTACGCCAAGGGTTGATTCGAACATCACCTGGGGCGACGGTTGACTATGACTGGGTTGTCTCCGATATCGGCGACATCCTCGCCGACGTTGACATTGACTCCATCGCCTTTGACCGCTGGCGCATCGACGTCCTGAAGAAAGCCGTCGAGCGTGCCGAGTTGGTGCTTCCTCTTGTCGCGTTCGGCCAAGGATTCAAGGACATGTCTCCGGCGATTGAAAGCCTGGAGGCGCTATTGCTTAATGCGCGAATCTGCCACGGCAATAACCCCGTCCTCGCCATGTGCGCGGCGAACGCTGTAGCCGTCAAAGACCCATCCGGGAACCGCAAACTTGACAAGCAAAAGGCCACCGGGCGCATTGATGGACTTGTCTCGCTTGCGATGGCATTGGGTGGGGCAGAAGCCGAAGATATAGTCGACCTGACACCATTTCTGATGGAGCCGATAATTGTTTAGCCGAGCGAGAGCAGCAATCCTGGATTGGCTCGGCGTGCCCCTCGCGCTGACCGATGCCACATTCTGGAACCAGTGGATCAAAAGCCAGTCGTCAGCTGGGCAGACGATAAACGAGAATACCGTAATGTCGCTCTCGGCGGTGTGGGCATGTACGCGGCTTATCGCCGAGACGATTGCCACGCTTCCGCTGCACCTCTACGAGCGAACCCCGACTGGCGGGCGCAAGGTGGCGAACCAGCATCCGGTATGGTCGTTGTTGCACTACCCCAACGCCAAGAGCACAGCAACGACATTCTGGGAGTCTGTCGTGGCGTCGATGCTGTTGAGGGGAAACGCATTCATCGAAGCAAAAAAGTCGGCAGGGAAGGTGGTTGCTCTTCATTTCCTGGTCCCTGGAAGGATCAGCCATAGCGTCGGCTCGACCACCACACAGGAAACTTGGTACACCGAACTCCACGGTTTGCGGCGAAGGATCTACCCAGAGAACCTTATCCACATTCCGGCATTCTCCCTTGACGGGAAATATGGATTGTCGGCGATCCAATACGGCGCCGGGGTTTTTGGTTCTGCGCTTGCGGCGAATGAAGCGGCGAACGGAACATTCGAGCGCGGACTTATGCCGACCGTTGCTTACAAAATGCAGCAGACCCTAAAGCCCGAACAGCGTGCCGAGTTCCGCACAAATCTCGCAGCGATCACCGGGGCGCTGAATGCCGGGAAGTCACCGCTGCTTGAGGGTGGCATGGACGCCATGATGATTGGCATCAACCCCAACGACGCGCAGTTGCTCGAAAGCCGGGGCTATTCCGTCGAGGAGGTCTGCCGCTGGTTACGCGTGGACCCGTCCATGGTCGGCCACGGCAACAAAGATTCTAACTGGGGCACCGGGCTGGAACAAAAGCTCATCGGATTTTTGACGTTCACCCTTCGCCCATGGCTGACCAGGATTGAACAGGCGATCAACATGCACCTGCTTTCGCCTGTGGAGAGAACGAAGTACTACGCCGAATATTCCATTGAGGGGCTGCTGCGTGCCGACTCGCAAGCGCGCGCCCAGTTTTACAGCGTCATGGTCAACAACGGCATATTTACCCGTGACGAAGTGCGAGCGCTGGAAAATAGAGACCTCATGGGCGGGAATGCTGCTGTGCTGACGGTACAAACTGCCATGGCGCCGCTTGACTCGTTGGGCGTGCAAAGGGATGGAGATACCGCCAGGGGCGCACTGGCCTCGTGGCTTAAAGGATTGGAGCAGAAAGATGGATAAAAAAACGATGCCTGACGCGCCGACTTCGCGACCGATGGCGAGGCTTTCGCCGGACCTTTCGCCGCGTGCGATGGAGTTGTGGAACCCTGGGATAAGAGCCGCAGCGGATGAGTCGGAAGCCACCATCGGTATTTACGACGTCATCGGCGACTACTGGGGCGAGGGCATGACGGCTACCATCGTTTCCGCAGTCCTTCGCCGGGTTGGCGCCGACAAGCCCGTCACCGTTTTCATAAATTCCCCCGGCGGCGACGTGTTTGAGGGTTTTGCCATCTACAACCTTCTTCGCGCCCACAAAGGCGAAGTGACGGTAAAGGTGGTAGGTATGGCGGCGAGTGCCGCATCTCTCGTAGCCATGGCCGGTGATAGGGTGGAAGTTGCTAGGGCCGGGTTTTTGATGATCCATAACACCTGGGCGGCGGTCATCGGGAACCGCAACGATCTGCGCAAGGCCTCGGACGAATTGGAGCAGTTCGATAGCGCCATGGTTTCCATCTACGAAGCACGCACCGGGATTGACGCATCGGCCCTTGCCGACATGCTGGACAACGAAAGCTGGCTTGCCGGTAAGGACGCTATCGCCAAAGGTTTTGCCGATGCATTCCTGCCAGCGGATGAACTTGACCAAGAGAGTGAAGGATCAGAACGCCGCGCCGCGCTGAACAAAATTGAAACAATCCTCGCCAAGTCCGGTATGCCTCGCTCCGAGCGGCGCCGGTTGCTTGGCGAGATAAAAGATCAGGCCGGTACGCCGTGCGCTACCGCAAAAAACGTCACGCCGAGCGCTGGCGAGCCTGGTGACAAAGAAACGCTTAAAGACGTAGTTTCAGCAAACATTTTTCTAAAGGAGATCAGAAATGTCCGAGAATATTGAGCAGGAATATCGGCAGGTAAAAGCCGATCTTAAAAGCATCGGCGACAATCTCAAGGCCTTCGCCGAGCAGAGCAAGAAGGAAATCGACATCCATCAGCAGATGAGCGGCGAAACCAAAGCGAAGGTCGACGAATTGCTGACCAAGCAGGGAGAACTCAATGCCCGTCTGACCGCCGCAGAGCAGATGCTTGTCAACGAAGACCGACATGCCCACGCCTCGTCGCCCATGAGCCTCGGCCGTCGGGTGGTCGACTCGGAAGAGTTCCAGGCCAACGCGTCCCGACTGGCGCGTGGCAAGGGATCTTTCTCGGTCCCGGTCCAGGCGGCGATCACCGAAAGCGCATCCTCCGGCGGCGACCTTATCCAGCCGACCCGCGTGCCCGGGGTTATGGCTCCTCCTGAGCAGCGCCTTTTCATCCGTGACCTTCTCAGTTGGGGGCGCACCGCTTCCAACAGCATCGAGTATGTCCAGGAAACCGGCTACACCAACTCCGCCAATGTGGTTTCGGAAAACCCCTCTGCCGGGAAGCCTGAATCCGACCTGACCTTTGATTTGCTCTCGGCTCCCGTGGCGACCATCGCCCATTGGATACACGCCTCCAAGCAGGTTCTCAGTGATGCCGGGATGCTTCAGAGCTACATCGATGGCCGTCTGCGCTACGGGCTGAAGCTGAAGGAAGAAGCGCAGCTGCTCAAGGGTTCCGGCGTGGGCCTGAACATCGATGGCATTGTGACCCAGGCGACCGCGTACGCCAATCCCGGCGTCAGCGTCAGTAACGACACCATCATCGACCGGCTGCGCATCGCCATGCTGCAAGTCCAGCTTGCCGAGTACACCGCCGATGGCATCGTGCTTAACCCCATCGATTGGGCAACCATCGAGTTGACCAAGGACACCGTCGGCCGCTACGTGTTCGCCAACCCCACCGGTCTTGCTGGCCCGGTCCTCTGGGGTCTGCCGGTCGTCGCGACTCAAAGCCTGAGTTCCGGCGAGTTCCTGACCGGCGCGTTCCGCATGGGTGCCCAGGGTTGGGACCGCGAAGATGCGAACATCACGATTTCCAGCGAAGACCGCGACAACTTCATCAAGAACATGGTCACGATCCTGTGCGAAGAGCGCATCGGCTTGACCGTTTACCGGCCGGAAGCCTTCGTGACTGGCAACTTCACCATCGCCTCTTCCGGGGCGTAATCCTGAGCGATGAGAGGGGAGGGTAACACCTCCCCTCTTTTGGAGTGCAAATGGTCATCGAGTTTCTGCGAAGCGTCGAACACAACGGGCCGCGAAAACGATTTGAGCGGTTGGCGGTATCTGACGGTGTTGCCCGTCAATTAATTGACAAAGGCATTGCGAGAGCGCCGAAAGTGGACCCTCCGAAGACCGCTGGCGGGAAGCCGTCTGCATCGCCTCCGGTCCAAGCCTCACCGCAGACGACTGTGAAAAAGTCAGGGCGTGGCGGGAAGAAGCGCCGAACCGCCGATTCGTCGTTGTAACAAATACGACGTTCAGGCTCTGTCCCTGGGCGGACATCCTCTATGCTATGGACCGGGCGTGGTGGAAAATGCACGGAGCAGAGGCGGCAAGGGAATTCAAGGGCCGCAGGGTGACACCGATTCAGAACGTGGTTCATGCCGATTTTGTCGAGTTCATGTACGGCGGAAACTCTGGGGCCGGGGCAATCAGTCTGGCGGAACATTTCGGGGCTGAGAAAATCACGTTGATCGGGTATGACTGCAAATATGCCGACAACGGAAAGCGACATTGGCACGGCGATCATCCCAAAGGTCTTGGCAACTGCGTGAGCATCAATAAATTCTACGCGCAATTCGTCGAAACCAAAAAGCACTTGGACCAGCGAGACGCAAAGATCATCAACGCGACACGATCCACGGCCCTGGACATTTGGCCGCAGGAACGATTGGAGAAGGCGCTTGGGTTCTGATTACTGGATCAACAACCAAAACCTCGAACACCTCACCCCCATTGGCGAGCGGTTCCCCGAAATCGGGCTTGCGCCGTCGCTGAGAATGGCTTGCGGGAGTAGCACCGTGGTCGAGTTTGGCTGTGGCGATGGGCGGCTTGCTGAGTTCTTCGCTCCTCAGAAATATTACGGATGGGACATCAACCCGGCAGCTATCGACGCGGCACGGCAGGGGCAACCGCGTCACACCTTTGGATATCAACCCAAAGAAGCAGATATCGCACTGGCCTATACCGTTTTGCTCCATGTGCCTGATTCCCAACTCCCGGTCGTTATCGATCTGATGCAGCGGTATGGCAAACGGATCATCATCGGCGAGATCATGGGCCGGAAGTGGCGGAAAGAAGACGGGACGCCGCCGTGCTACAACCGCGAACTGTCTGAATACGAAGCGCTACTAGGGCATGTGTCCGAGGTTATCAACGTGCCTTATCCGCGATACCGCACCGACTTGAGGTTGTGCGTATGGCGATAATCTCTACAGTCCTTAAATCTGGGGGCGAGTTCAAGCCGGAGCACGTTTCCGCAATCGCGGATGCCGTCGGACCGGTGACCTGCTTCACCGATATGACCGTCGATGATTCGCGCGTGGCGACCGTTCCGCTGATTTACGGATGGAGGGGATGGTGGAGCAAGATGGAGCTATTCCGCCCGGACGTTGTGGCGGATCTGTTCTACGTTGACCTTGACACGTTGATTTTCGGCGACGTGCAACCAATCATCGCCGCCGCGCGTGGAAAGATGACGATGCTCGAAGACTTCTACTGGGCTGGAAAACCAGCATCTGGGGTCATGTATATCCCTCAGACAATAAAACAACACGTTTGGGAATCCTGGATGAAGTGTCCGCATCTGCATATGTCGGCTAAGCCAGGGAAGGGAACGATGGGCGATCAGGGATTTCTTGGACGAGTGCTAAAGCCGAACCTGTGGCAACGCATAGCACCGGGTAAGATCGTTTCTTACAAAGTCCATTGTAAAACCGAAAGGCCGACAACGGCCGACATCGTTTGCTTTCACGGGAAACCGCGTCCTTGGGATCTGTCTCCGTCTGACAGGGAGAAACTATGCTGATACCGATGATGGAAATAAAGTCACACCTCCGGCTCCCTCTCGAAGTGGACGTTGAAGCCGACGCAGAAATTGAGCGTCTGCATGACGCTGCTGTCGATTACGCCGAGCAATACCTTGGCCGGAGCATCCCATGGAGCGTCGGCGAGTCGAGCAGCGAGACGTTTTTCCCGGCATCTGTAAAACAAGCCATTATCATCTTGATATCCGAAATGTACGAGAATCGAGAGCAGACTATTGTTGGGACAATTACATCAACTTTGCCGACAGTCGAACGACTGTTGCACTTCTACCGCGTCGGGTTGGGCGTATGAGGTTGGGGCCGCTTCGCCATCCGCTGCGCATTGAGCGCCCTATACAGACTCAAGACGCCACGACCGGAGCGTTGACGCAATCATGGGAGACGTTCGCCGAGGTCAAAGGCTCCATCGAACCTCTATCCGCGCGTGAGTTTATCTCAGCCAAGGCGACCCAGGCCGAATACACCTCGCGGATTCGGATCAGGTACATCCCCGGCGTCCTTCCATCGATGCGCGTGATTGATATTCGAGAGGACACTGTTTACGAGTTGGCCGGCCCTCCACTCACCGACCCGAAAAGCGGCAAGCATTGGCTCACATTGTTGGGAAAGGTTCTGATTTGATGGAGATGGACGCCTGGTTTATGCGCCTCGGACTGGTTGGGCTTTTCGGCTATTTCCTTTGGTCCATGCAGCGGATGCTTGGCAAGCTCGAAAAGCAACTAGAGAAGCTTGGCGCCCACATTGAGCGACTTTACGATGACCGGAACGCGCATGACCGTCGCCTGTCAATCATAGAGGATCGTGTGGCCGGCGGACGCCGCCGGTACGACCCGGAGGACAGGGTGCAATGAGCGTCGAGTACAAAGTCACAGGGATGGAAGAGTTGACGGCAAAACTGAAAACCGTCAGCTCCGACATGCAGCGCAAGGGCGGGCGGTATGCTCTGCGCAAGGCGGCTCAAGTGCTACGCGACCAGGCCAGGATGAATGCCGCGCGGGTGGACGATCCGAAGACGCCGGAGGACATCGCCAAGAACGTGGTTGAGAGATGGGA